GTAACGCGGTCGGTGACGACCACGGTCCTACTCGAACACTTGGGACGGTCCTACCTTTACGGGTTGCTTGCAACCTGTAAACGTAGTACCGCCAGTAATCACTTCACTCTTTGGCATTGGGTCAGATATCGAGCAAAGACGGTCCATTCGGACCAAATTTGCTTGTCATCTGACTTTTCAACGTATACCGACCTGATCCCTCTTGCAATGGCTTCCGTAATTACGGAGGAGATTGTTAAGAAGTACCCGGTTCCAGGTTTTATGAAGAGTATTCTGTCCCTGGCGACCACACCTCGTATTCTGAGGTATGATCGCTTAGGTGGTTACTCCAGAGTAGGACAAACAACAGGAGTTTTGATGGGGAGTCCGATCACTTACGCGATCGGATCCCTCCTCAATTTATTCCTGATAGACATGGCGAAGTGGGGGGCAAAGGGAATGACCTGGCAACGTGTTGCCGAGTGTAATTTTCCCAACCCTCGACCGGCCCTCGCATTAGTCCAAGGCGACGATTTAGTCGCCGTGGTTACGCGTTCGGCCGCTCTACGGTACGAGAAGCTTTCTGACCTTGTAGGTCTGAAGCTCTCGTCCGTACACTTCGTCTCTAAGAAGTTTTTGACGTTTTGTGAGGAGGTAGCGATCGTTTCGAAGGGTGGCAACACCCGTCATGTCGATCAGATGAAGACCCGCCATCTTGGCAGGTTCTCATCTTACCAACTCGCAAAAGCGTCAGATGTGGACCCCTTTTTGACAAGGGGTTCAGCTCTTTCTCAGATGATGGTTTATTTCGATGAGAAGTCTTGGCCTTTTCGGGCCATGGCTTCTTATCACCATCTTGTCTTTGGTGATAAGTACCGTGAGATCCGAATGGATTTGCCGATCTTCCTCCCCTCTTCTGTTGGAGGGTTGTCAGTTCCGCACCATCTTGGATTTGCTTTCGTTTGGCGAAAGAGATTATCGACCAGGTTCAAGAACCTAGTTCGATATCTCGCCGCCGACGACCGCTCCTCACTTGGTATTTACTTGTCCGGCTTGTTATCGGGTGTCTTTTCCCCCTCTTATCGAGGGTGGAAAGACACACCACGCTGGTCTAAGTTGTTTGAGTACCTCAAGGCGAAGAGATCAATGATTCCCTTCGATGAGGTGGTCGGGCAACTTGGACTAGACCCAGTCGTGTTCTGTGAACCCGATGAACATGGACGCACTCGTGCGTCCCCTCATTGGACTCACAGGAAAGCGGCTGAGGCAAGGGCGAAAGAGAAACGTTGGGTGCCGCTGATGGAGGTCCTAAAAACCTTCACCAGGGGTGCCACGTTCTCCGATGCCTTACGTGGTTCTGTGGAGACTGCTGCTGTTAAGGTTTCCGACGTTATACAACGTTGGAAACACGCAGCTGCAGTCGCACAGTCCAATGACAGCTTTTCTGGAGTTGTTGCGCGAAGTAAGTTCGTACCTAAATCCCAACTTGCCATCACCGCGGCCGTTACCGGCCGCGTTAGATGGTGGTGGGTCCCCTTTGATTCACCGATTTTAAAGGTGTCTCATCGGGTTGGTGCGGACTTCTTTTTCCATGTCGACCGGGAAACCGGTCGTTTGACCAAGCCTCTACCTCTACAAGTAGAGATACCTGGCTTGGTTGGACTTTTCGG